AAAGAAACAAAGACCCACAATGGTGGATCGACTATCTAGATTCACTCGATCAAAATAAATACCTATAAAATGTAAACAACAATGGAAAACATCGAAGCACACATTGCAGCCGACAAGAAGATCCTTGATGATCCTCAGACTTCTCCTCAGGCTCGCAGACATACAGAAGAAGAACTTGCCGCTCTAGAGGCATACGCAGAGAACCATCCAGAAGATCATCATGATCCCACCTCTCTGGAACTTTATTGTGATGCGAATCCAAGTGCTCCTGAGTGTTTGGTTTACGACGATTAATTGCCAATGGATTTTGCTATAAAAGTTGTAGAGTTTATCGCAAACCACCCAATTGTATATTGTTTTATGGGAGCATCTTTGTTGTTCCCATTTTTTCTTTTCACATATCTTGTAGATAAAGATCCAACAGCAGACTATTGGAAGGAGAGGTAATGGAAAGCGAATTGGACTTGGAGATTCTATTCAAGAGGATGGAAAAGATCAAGATGGATGAGTTGTTTGCAGAACCATCCACCTGGGAAGATGATGAGCACATGTTTGGTCGTATGAATTACGACTATGAAGATGACATGTGACACTTTTAAAACTGGCACAGGGTATTGACGAAACCCGAACCAATGATGTATTATAAATAAGTGGACGTGACGCATTGTTACGTTTTACAACAGACATAAGTGCCTCAACTACTCGCGCTTGCTCTGTGGTATAATATCCACATGCGATCGGAAAGTCGAACCCGATCCGTCATCTGCGGGTAACCATTCCGCAAGTAAATTTCGAGGAAACAATTATGTTCAAATCTGTTCTCGCAGCTGCCGCTGCTGCACCTTTCATGGCGACCGCTGCTTTTGCAGGTCCCTACGTCAACGTTGAAGCTAACAGTGGTTTCACTGGCAGCAACTACTCTGGCACCAACATCGACACCCACGTCGGTTACGAAGGTGCTCTGGGCGAATCCGCTGCTTGGTACGTCCAAGGCGGTGCTACCATCGTTGCTCCTGACGGCGGTGCTTCTGACACCGTTCCTTCGGGTAAGGCAGGTATCTCTGCTGGTCTGACCGATCAACTGTCTGCTTACGGCGAAGTCAGCTTCGTTGGTTCGGGCGTTGCTGGTGTTGACCGTAGCTACGGCACCAAGGCTGGTCTGAAGTTCGCCTTCTGATCTCCTGTGCTATAATTCTGGGGTCTTCGGACCCCTTTTTTTATGTGGAAAATTCTTAAGCACCCAGTCACTCAGTTCAACCTTATTATCGTTGGATCTTTTATGCTGATTCAGTTGGCACATACTCATGCTCACTATCAGATGGAGAAAGATGTGCATGGATATGTTCATAACTTTTGCAGGAGGAATCCTGATAAGTGTTGACAATTGATTTCCCCTGTGCGAAAATGACTTTTTGATTACCAGAATCTCGAAAAAAAAATTTCGGTAATTTTTTGTCCCAGGGGTTTTTATGTATGAAGAACTAAATTGTTTTGAGGAAGCACTCAAACACTTCGGAACCAGAGTTGATGTTATCATTGCAATGGAGATGGCAAGAAAATTGCCACCAGAAGAGGCATATCAGCGCATCAAGGATGAACTGAAAGAAGTTAAGAAGTGTCGCAAACTATTCAAAAAAGAAGAACAATGACATACACAGTTTATTCCAAAGACGGTTGTCCATATTGTGACAAGGTAAAGAAGGTAATGGAACTTGCCGAACTCCAGCATGTAGTCTATACTCTGGGTGAGGATTTCACCCGCGATGAATTCTATGCAGAGTTTGGAAACGGAAGCACATTCCCACAAGTCATCGAAGATGACATGCACCTCGGTGGATGCACCGAAACTGTTAAATATCTACGAGAGAAGAACATTATCTGATGGAACAAGTTGAGATCTTATCCGACATGGTAGAGCACGTCTTAGAGGATGCAGTCTTCCGAGACAAGAAAACATTTAAGATGTATGAGTTTTTGCAAAACAATAAATTCAGCAGACGAGAAGTCAATGAGTTTATGAACAGCGCAACTGCCGAGAATCTGTCAATCACCATAGAGGATCTTGACTTACTTATTGAAGGTGGACATCCAGAAGTTCGTGAAGCATATCCCAACCTAGGGAAACCTGAGGCGAGGAAAATTCGCAACTACTTACACAGTATTCTTCAGGATGCTTGGAACTATGAGAAAGACAAATCAAAACGAAAGAGACGAACTGTTTCTAAATAAAGGTATAGAGGTTATGCTTCCTAGAAGCAGGAGGGTACAAGAGGAACCACCGAGTTGGTTTGATCGTACCTTTCGCTTACTAAAACGAGAGGTGCGTGTTAGGATAGACATTCACCAGGATAGTAAAGATGGAAACTAGCGTAATTCTCTTTTTCTCTGCCGTAAGTATGGTAATCACTCTCGCCCTGGGAGCTATCATTGGATGGATCTACAAGGACACTGTAGACACCCATACATACAAGCGACAGATGAACAACTTACACCCAGAGTTCCTGGACGGAAACGGATCTTTTATTGATGAAGAATTGCTTGCAGTTAGATTCATTAATGAAGATGATGACCTTGACGTTGAGGACGATTACTGATACAATTACAACAACATTCTAATTTGATATGGCACCGAGAAAATTACCTAAAGATGCACTATTGACTGAGATTCTGCAAAAGGTTTCATCTGCTAAGACAAAATCTGAGAAGGTGGAACTTTTGCAGGAGTACAATAACGATGGTCTTCGTGCTATTCTCATCATCAACTTCGATGAATCCTTAGAATATCTGATGCCTCCTGGGGAGGTTCCTTACAACCCCAATGATGCACCTGCTGGCACAGAACACACTCGTCTGGATCACGAGTATCGAAACTTGTATCGTTTCTTCAAGGGAGGAGATACAACTCTGAACTCGATCAGGAGAGAGCAACTGTTCGTGCAACTGCTGGAAGGTCTTTACAAAGATGAAGCAGATCTTCTTGTTGCTGCTTGTAACAAGACCCTCCAAGATAAATACAGAATTACCAAGCAAGTGGTATCTGAGGCATTCCCTCAGATTGAATGGGGTAATCGAGGAGGAAAATGAAGGGTATCTGGTCAAGCAACGACGAAGTATGCAGTTCTGCAGACAGGTATAACATCAAGATCCTAGAAGTTGCTTGCGATATATCCAAAGCAAAAAATCCAAACCTCCCACTGAACTCTTATGTGGTGAAATACTTCTACGAAGACACTCACTACATTGATATTGTTATGGGTAACCGATCTGATATCTTCGACTGCTATTATGACAAGCTCGGACAAGGACACATCAAGTCTATCAAGTGGACAGATGGAAAAACTAATCCAAAGCTCTTCGATTCAAAGGCATATCTCAAACAAAGTTAACTCTTTGTTTGTGGAGAAGAGAAATGATTTTTCTTATGATGGTGAAGTGGAGACTGATGATCTCGATCAGTTAGCAGACAACTTATTCGATGCTCTCTATGACCACACCAACAACTAGCGATACTTCTAAAAGTGTAAAGGATGAGATACTTCAGATTCTTATGGAGTACGAGGGCGACGTGGATAGTGCCATGCATCCTTTTATTAACTTTATTATTGCTAAGGACAGATACACCAAGGGAGTTGAGACTATTTTGAATGAATGGATAGGCTTCAAGCACTATCATCACCAGTATAATCTGGCACAAATGTTTAAGTAATTTGATTTGGTATGGAAGTTAAACTTGTACAATGTACACCTGATGCAGAAAGGACTATGGGTTATGTTGCTCGTGTGAGCAACCCAGCAAACCAGAACAACCCTAATGTCGCAGGTCTTTTGAAGTATTGCATCAAGCATGGGCACTGGTCTGTCTTTGAGCAAGCGTTTATGACGCTGGAGATTGAGACTACTCGTGGTCTGGCAGCTCAGATCTTGCGTCACCGTTCGTTCACATATCAGGAGTTTTCTCAACGATATGCTGACAGTTCTATGCTGTCTGAAGAGATCCCTCTGTTTGATCTTCGTCGTCAGGATACGAAGAACCGTCAGAACTCTATCGATGATATCGATGATTTCACTAAGCAACAGTTTGAGATTGAGATCCAGAGGCACTTCGCTTCTGCTATGGATCTCTACCGAACTATGCTAGATAAAGGTATTGCAAAGGAGTGCGCTCGTTTCGTACTTCCCCTTGCAACTCCAACTCGCATCTACATGACAGGATCAGTTCGCTCTTGGATTCATTACATTCAACTTCGTTCTGCTAATGGCACTCAGAAGGAGCACATGGACATCGCTAACGAATGTAAGCGTATCTTTATCTGTAAGTTCCCTACGGTTGCTGCAGCACTTGAGTGGACCTGTCCTGATGATGATTGTGGATGTGATGATATCCAACCAGCACTGAGGATTGATTGATGGCTTGTTACCCCGTAAAAAACTTGAAGACTGGAGAGACACAAGAACTCTTCATGCCTCTTGCTGAGTATGAGCAGTGGAGGAAAGACAATCCCGACTGGGATAAAGACTGGAACGCAGGCATCGGATCTGCGGTCAGTGGAGTAGGTGACTGGCA